AACGCCGTGAGCGTGCCGTCCAACGCCACGCTGGCCGTGCTGTCCAAGGACAGCCCGGTCTACCTCGTCGAGGGCGACTCGCTCCGGGTCGTTGCCAGTGCGACGGCGTCGCTCTCGGCCGTGTGCTCTTACGAGGAACTCTCGTAATGCGAGGCCGGATCGGAGGGTGGATCGGCAAGAGCACGCTCCCGAACGGGACGGCGGCGAAGGGCTCCTGGGGGCTCGGTGAAGTTTTTCTGGCCAGGAAGGGCTACCTCGGCGCCTATTACGACGACTATTACGGAGGGTACCAGCCACCCGGATCTGGCTCGACATGGCCAGCCGGAGACGTGTCGATTTCATGGCCTACGGCCAACTACTACCCGTATCCAGAGATGAACTACTCTGATGCCACGGTCTCCGGAGAAGCAAGCTTCTCGCCGACCGTGACGTCCTCATACGGGTCCGTCTCCTACTCCTGGGAGCGGTCAACCAATGGCGGAACCTCCTGGGCGGCTGTCCCAGGTGAAAGCTCCGCGTCGCTGGTCCTTCCAGGGCAGACGATCGACGAGGATGGCGACCAGTACAGGCTCGTGGTCAACGCCGGCCTGAAGCAGTTCCGTTCGTCGCCCGGGTTTCTCCGATTCGACACCGTGACGATCTCCAACATTTCCATCACCGCAGAAAGCTATTCTGGCGGCAGCATCTACCTGAGCGTGGTCTCTTATGACTGCGTTGGTACGGAGTACGGGGAGAGCTATGAAGCCAGCTTCCAGTGGCAACAGAGCACCAATGGGGGCGTCTCCTGGAGCAACATCAGCGGAGCCACCGGCGCATATACGTCGTTTGCTGGCAGCGTGTCGAACCTCTATAGGGTGAAGGCAACTTTCGCCAGCGTGGTCGCCTACTCGGCCGGCATTTCCGTGTACAGCTACGAATAGGATCTTACGAATGAATCTTGAAAGCCCAGTGACGGTCCTGCGAGGCGAAGATCAGGCCACGTTTTCGGAACTCGACCTCACCGTCATCGACAACATGGCGAGGCGGGTGTGCCTAGTTCGGTTCCTGGGGTTCACCAGACCTCTCGTGCTCTGGTCTGGGGCCTCTTATGAGGCAGCGGGCGACTACACCCAGGCCCAGATCGAGGCCAGAGTTCGCGAGATCCTGGGCGAGAACCCGGGCGAAGTGCTCCAGTCGCTCTATGCCTGAGAGATTCAAGTTCTTCCGCCCCAAGAGGCCCAGGAAGCACAGGCCTGGGCCTGAATTCCATGTGGCCTATGGCGGGAAGAAATACTGGGCCGCCACCAGGAAGAGGATCCTGGTGAGGGACAACTGGCAGTGTCAGCACTGCGGGAGGGTCTGCTCCATGCCAGGGGAGGCCCAGTGTGATCACAAGAAACCCAAGGCCATAGGAGGGGATGATTCGGATGAAAATCTCCAGACCCTATGCCTGCCATGCCACTCCAAGAAGACCCGCGCTGAGCAAATGGCTGGACTCCTGAAGCCATTGCAGCCAGAAGGGCACTCCAGGTAGCCCGAAAAAATCGGGGCCTTAGAAGTGAAGCCCTAGAAGATGGATTTCCCCTATATGGGTACCCCCCAGGAGAAATCAATCCAGAACCAGAGATCCAAGATCCAGAGATCACCTAAGTCTATATCTACCAATGAGTTAGATATGGATTTAGAAGAGAATTCTAGAAGTCCAAAATCAAGGAATCATCAAAATTAACAGATTCGCGTAATGGGGGGGTCACTGGTTTTCCCTTTGGGTACCCCTATAGGGGAAATGTTTTTTTTGGTTTCCAGGGGAGGGGGATAGGCATAGCGGGCCAAGGGGCATTTTCCGGAAAAAAGATACTTTCAGTGGCCTGGAAGGCCCTGCTAGGCTGCAAGGAGAGCGGTCAGGACACCCCACCCGGAGGGAGTGTGTTCGCCGGCGAGCCCTGAGGCTAATTCGACGCCATCGGGGGCTTGCGTGAGCGCCTGCAAAAAACTGGGCCGGGGCTTTCCCGGCCGATTTTCAGACTTATGGGCCGACCCGCCATCCCCACCGCGATCAAGCTCGTCCGGCAGAACCCGGGCTGCCGCCCGATCAACGAGGCCGAGCCCACACCTCCCCCCGCCGACCTCGCCCCGCCTCCGTCCCTGGAGGGCGTCGCCCTGGAGAAGTGGCACGAGATGGCCGCCCTCCTCTCGGGAATGGGCGTCCTCACCCAGGCCGACCGCCAGACGCTGACCCGCTACTGCATGATGCACGAGCAGTGGGACGCGATGGAGCGGCACTGCCGGGAGCATGGCTCCACACAGATCACTTCGACCGGCTACAGCCAGATCACTGCGGAGGCAACTCTCGCGAAGTCCCTCAGGAAGGAACTCCTGGAGATTGAGCGTCAGTTTGGCATGACTCCGGCTGCCCGGTCATCCATGAAGGTGGCTCCGAGTGCCTCTGCCCCCCAAAATCCTCTTGCCGCGTTTGCCCAAAGCCGACGCAGTCAAGCAGGGGCTTAAGTTCTACTTCGACGAAGACAAGGCCGCCCACGCGGTCCAGTTCTTCGAGCAGTTCCTGACCCACTCCAAGGGTCAGTTCGCCGGGAAGCCTTTCTCGCTCCTCTCCTGGCAGAAGCATGACATCATCGAGGAGCTTTTCGGGTGGATGCGGGTCGACACCGACACCAGGAAGTTCCGGGTCGGCTACATCGAGGTGCCTAAAAAAAATGGCGTCTTGGCCCCTGCGGCTGGTTGCCGTGGGGGCCAAGACGACCATCAGGAAAGTCAACTCTCCTCAGCGGCATAGGCCTCTACACCCTAGTCGCCGACGGCGAGCAGGCGGCCGAGTGCTTCGGGTGCGCGACAAGTCGTGAGCAGGCCTCGATCGTCTACAAGCAAATGAAGGAACTGGTCCAGGCCAGCCCCTACCTCTCCGAGATGCTGGAGGTGGTCGACTCCAGGAAGACCATCGCCTACATCCCCACGAACAGCTTCTGGAAGGTCATTTCGAGTGACGCCGGACGCCAGGAAGGCCTCAACATCCACTCGCTCTGCTATGACGAGATCCATTCCGCCCGTGACGACAGGCTTTGGCGCGCCGTCCGGTATGGTGGAATTTCCAGAGCCCAGAGCCTCATCCTCGCCATTACGACAGCCGGCGTGGACCGGAACTCGATCGGCTACGAACTGCACGACCACGCCATGAAGTGCCGGCTCGACCCGCACTACGACGAGCAGTTCTTCGCCTTCGTGGCGGCAGCGGCCCCCGAGGACGACTACCGGGACCCGGAAGTCTGGAAGGCCGCCAATCCTTCCTGGGGCGTGACGATGGACGAGGAGTCCTTTCGGGCTGACGTCCGGGACGCCGAGCAGTCCAACGCCCGGCTCGCCAGCTTCCTCCGATACAGGCTCAATGTCTGGACACAGGGAGACGGCAACAAGTACATCCGGCTCGACCAGTGGGACCAGTGCAAGGGCCCTTCGGGGCACCTCGGACCCGAGCGGGTGTGGTACGCCGGCCTCGACCTTGCCCAGACCTGGGACTGCAACGCCTTCGTGGCCGTCAGCAAGGGGCCGGACGACGTGTTCGACGTGCTCTGCCGGTTCTGGATCCCAGGCGAGAATGCAGGCCTTCGTTCCCAGAAAGACGGCGTGCCCTACACGCTGTGGGCGAAGGAGGAGAAGAACGGCCTGACGCTGACTCCGGGAAACACCTGCGACTACTCGTTCATCAAGCGGGACATCCTCCAGTTCTGCAAGGAGCGGACCGTCCGCCTGATCGCGGTCGACCCCCACAACAGCCACTACCTCGTCCAGCAACTTCAGGCGGAAGGCCTGAGTGTGCAAGGATTTTCACAAGGGTTCGCCAGCATGAACCCTGGCACGAAACTTTTGAGCACCCTGATCGCTCAGGGCCGCCTGCGGACCAACGACAACCCCATCCTGAACTGGATGGCCGGAAACGCGACGACCAAGGAATCCCCCGAGGGCTACGTCAAGGTGGTAAAGCCAAGTGCCATGAGCCCTCTGAGGGTTGACGGGATTGTCGCCCTCATCATGGCTACCGCCATTGCGAACGAGGCTCCGGCTGCGGTCGCTGCCGAGCCGGAGATCCTGATCCTATGAGTCGAGAAGAGAACGCCGCACTCAGCGACATTGTCTGGACACCCGCACGGGGCGAGAACGAGCCGGAGCTTCGCAGCATCTCCTGGAACAACCTCCTCCTCTCGGACGAGGTGTTCGGCGGGAAGTTCCTGACTGCCGCCGAGATTCGGATCAATCCGGAGACTGCGCTTCAGTCGACCGTGCTCCTGGCCTGCTGCCGGATCCTCGCCGAAACGGTTTCGGTCCTTCCCCTCCACGTCTACCGGAAGCTCAAGAACGGCCACGAGGAGATTGCCGAGGACATCCCCCTGGCCCACGTCCTCGGGTTCGCTCCCAACGGGTGGCAGACGAAGTTCGAGTTCTTCGAGCAGGTGATGATGAACCTGACTCTCTGGGGGAACTCCTACACCGAGATCAAGTCTGGCAAGTACGGGTCCGTCACCGAACTGAACAACCTGCACCCGAGTAACATGCGGGTCGAGCGGCTGGAGAACGGCCGGCTCAAGTACACCTACAACGACCCGCAGACTGGTCGGGCCCTGGAGTACACCCAGGATCAGGTCATGCACATCCGCTGGACGCCCCAGCCGGATGGCGTGAAGGGCATGATGCCCGTCGAGATCGCTCGCGACGCCATTGCCCTGGCCCGCGCGTGCGAAATCTACGCCTCGAAGTTCTGGGCGAACATGGGCCGCCCCGGCGTGGTCCTCCAGACGGATGGCGCCATCTCGGCGGAGACGGCCGAACGCCTCCGGGACAACTGGGAGCGAATTCATAGAGGCGTGTCCAACGCCTATAAAACCGCGATCCTCACCAACGGGCTCCGCGTCGAACAGTTCGGCGCCACGAATACCGACAGCCAGTACCTCGATGTAAGAAAATTTCAGGGCGAGGAGATCGCGAGGTGCTACCGGTTGCCGTTGCACCTTATTCAGGGGCAGTCGGGCGGCAACCTGGAAGTCCAGGGCCGCGAGTTCGTCGACTACACGCTCATGCCCTGGCTCGCCCGCATCGAGCAGGCGATCAGTCGGTCGCTCATCTACGACGACGCCACCTACAAGGCCCGCTTCGACGTGCGTGGCCTGCTCCGTGGGGACAGCGCGAGCCGGGCGAGCTACTACTCCACGATGATGGGGCTCGGGATTTTCTCGATCAACGACGTGAGGCGACAGGAGGGGATGGCCCCGCTTGGACCCGACGCCGACAAGCACTTCGTGGCGATGAACCTCCAGACGCTGGAGGACGCGGTCAAGCCGAAGCCCGACCCCTCGCAGATGCCGGGCGCTCCGCCCCCCGCCCCTGGCGGCCCGCCGAGCCTGCCCGAGGTCAAGCCCGGGAAGGCTCCGATGGAGTCACCCAAGGGCGAGGCCTCGGTGAAGAAGCTCCCGGAGAAGGCCTCGGCCGAGGCTCGCGAGCTACTGCCCCAGGACGAGAAGCTCGAAGAGGCTCAGCAGGAGATCGCGGAGGAGGACGGGAAGTGGGAGAAGGAAGCGGCCCACTACATCGAGAAGAACCCGTTCGCCGCTCGTGGCATCAAGTGCCACAACTGCACGCACTACTTCGAGGAGGCCGGGTGCAAGATCGTCCGTGGCCTGATCGCGGGCGACGCGATCTGCAAGCTGTGGGTGATCCCGCCTGAGAAGATCGCCCCGGAGCCCGAGCAGCGGGCGTTCTGCCCGACGGGAGAGGGCAACGGCATCAAGAATGACTGCTCCCCAGGCGGCAGCTATCCGGTGGCCGACTCTATGCCTCGCGAGGTCGAGGCTGGTCACCCAGCCCTCGCCGCGAGAGCGCCGTTCAGTCCGGTTCCAGAGGGCAGTGGGAACTCAGCCTTTGCCGTGCCTCCGTCTGACTCGGACCTGTCTCAGGCGTTGATTGGGTCGAACAAGACGAAGGGCACGAAGATCGGCAAGGCCAGGGAGCTTCCGGAAGGGACTCCTGTCGCCCTTCGCATCGACATCCCGGCGTTCAATCACTCAACCGAGAGGATGGGGAAGGCGGTATACGCCATCACCATTCACGAAGACAAGGGCGGCAAGTCGTTTGGCAGCCCGATCGGATACGACTCGATGGCCCGCCTCTCCGGACCGGTCAGGTTTGAGGCGAAAGAGAACGAAGCCATCCGCGTGGCGACAGGCGAGTCCACGAAGACACCTCTCGCGACCGTGAAAGGCAAGATTTCGCAGGATCGCACGATCCCGAAGGACGTGGATTCGTGGACCCCTGTCGGGTACGACCCGAAGAAGGCCGCCTACTTCTACGACAAGAGGACCGGGCAGGAGGTGAAGAGCGGAGTCGACGCACTGAGCGTCGGCAATACGGTCTTCACCCGCAGGCCACAGTACGGCGACCGCAACGTCAAGGAGCACTACCGCTCCGCCGACGAGATGTTCGCGAGCGACTCGTGGGGCCTAGAGTCCCGTGGTTTCTGTCCCACTGGAGAGGGCGGCGGGATCGACAACTCTTGCGGTCGCGGAGACTCGTCAGGAGGAGACTCGCCCGACGGGCCCGAGCCAAAGCGTGCCTCCACTCGCGAGGTCCTCGATGAAATCCTTCGGAGCATCGAGGAAACCGGCGGATATTCGGTTCACCCAGTGACGGCCGAGAGTCCCACGACCGGATTCATGTGTTCGACGGTCCCAGGTGCCGAGAAGATTATCGACGGCAAGGATCAAGTCACCGAGGCGGTCGTCGACGCCTACTTCGATGAGCACCGGGACTACCTTTCTTCGCGGCCGAAGCTACACTTAGGTGGTTGGATTGACGGGTCTGACGGGAAGGTCTACCTGGACCTCTCGGAGAGGTTTGAGACGCAGGAAGAGGCCGAGAAGGCTGCGGTCGAGCACAACCAGCTTGCGATCTGGGACATCGCCAACAAGAAAGAGATCAGGATCAAGAATGAGCGAGCAGCCGAAGAAGATGGTGAGGTTCGACTTCAAGCCCGGCGCGACCTCGAAGGAGATCGCCGAGGCGATCGAGCGGGCCAGGAAGAAGGTCGTTCAGGAGTACGCCGAGGCGAAGGCCAAGGCGGATGCGGATCGCCAACTGGGCGAGTAGAGTCTCGCGAAGGCTCGGACTGCGGCCGAGACGACGGCGGAAAGTTCGGCCCTGGCAACAAGTGCCAGGAGGACGCCGGAGACGGCGAGCAGGAGTCCAGTGGCGGCGACACTGCCACTGCCACTCTGGCGCCGCCTCAGGTCCACCCCGGCTCGCCGTCTCACGAGGGCCGCGTCTCTGCTCTTACGACCGGCTCCCTGCTGGACGGAAGCGAGCGTCTTGACGTCCCGACGATCCGTGGCCGTGTCCTTGAGACCGACCTGTCTCAGGCACTGACCCAGCGGGCCATCGCGGCCCACGGCGGAAGGGTCATCGACATAAACGACCGCGTGAGCGACGCGGACATGGACGTCTGCTCCGACGCGCTGGCCGAGGATCTCGACCGGGCCGCAAAGGACCTCGGGCGTCATTCGGGCTGGTACTCCGAGGACGTTGGCCGGGCTGTTGAAATCGCCAGGAGCATGCCCGGGAACGAGAAGATCGGGGACGGCACTCGCGACGGCGAGCTTCACGACTTCGTTTTCAGCACGGCCCTCGGGATTCTCTCCCAGGAAAACACGGTCCCACAGAATGCCCGATACGCAGACGCGATGTATCGGAACTGGGTTCAGACCGGCAGCCTGATCATTCCCGAGGAACACCACTCGGCCCTGGGAAGAAGCTTCAACGCAAAGGCATTCGAGGTCGTCCAGACACTCGCCGACAGGCATGGGTGGGACGACGTGATGAAGTTCTTCTCCAAGTCCGACACTGTCGGGAACCTCGTGAAGACTGCCAACACGATGCTCCCCGACTCGCCGTACTCGCTCGGCGTCAGCAATGAACTCGTGTCGACGCGGGTGCCGACGTTCGCGCTGTTCGGCCCCAAGATCGGCGCCTTCACCCATGCAGTCGCCAACCGGGAGCGAGCCGACGATGCTTTTGACTTTGTGGTCAAGGATCGGTGGCTCATGCGTCAGGCTGGCTCCATCTTCGGGACTCTCATGTCGCCGACGGACGGGGAGAAGTCGTCCGAGCATATGTCGAGAGTCCTGGATAGCATCAAGGGCCTTCGCACAGGAAGCCCCCTCCTTCACGGCCTGAGCGCTTCGGAGGTCAAGGCGAGCCTCCAGGAGGCCATCCGGCTGAAGACAACGCCGGACGACGACTCCCCCGCGATGGAGTACATCCGGAGGACGGTCAAGGCTTACGCGAAAAGCTCAAGCTCGACAAACTCCACATACGCCGACAAGACTGAGCGGAATCTCGCGGCCAATAACGCCTTCAAGAACAGAACGCAGATCCTGATCGCCCCAGGGAACGGAACGCAGTCACTAAACCTTCACCGTCTCTTCGAGGAGGCGGCGAAAAAGTCTGGACGAGGTAACGTCTGCGAGGCGCAGGCGCTTGGGTGGGTGGACACGCAGCGTCTCTGGCAGAGCCTGGGCTATAAGCTGAAGACTCCGCCGGATCAGAATACGTTTAGCTCCGCGTTCTCTGCGCTCGCGTCCGGTAGGTCGGCCAGCGGAAGAATCACGGACATCGCAGCGGAGGCGGAAAGGCAACGCCGCGAGGCGGCACAGGCCAGCGGCAGGAAGTCTCGCCGAGACGCCACTGGCTCGGATGAGTGGGATTCCACCCGGGACATCAATGCAATCGGAGAGGATCCGCAGATTCTTTTCAACGAGTCGCTGAGCGATCCTGATACCTTTAATGCGTTGCTTGAGCACATCAGCGCGTTGATCTCTCGCGACTCCTCGTCCGAGCGTCGCGCCTTCTGCCCCACCGGCGAAGGCGGCGGTGTGAAGAACGACTGCCCCCCCAGCGAGGGCGGCAGCGGTGGCGACGAAGATGACGACAAGGGCGGAGACATCGCAAAGGCTGACGATGACTCTGGGCCTCGCCCATCCTCCGGCCCCGAGATCAAGATCGGCGACAAGCCCGAGGAGATCGACCGCCGCCTGGAGGCTATGGGCATCAAGCAGGACGACGCCATCGGCATGGTGGGCGGAAGCCGCGACGGAACCTACGTCTTCGTCCGCCGCGACCACGATCGCGACGGAGGCGACGGCCTCCACATTGAGACCACCCGCGACGTGGCCGGCGTGAAAGACGGCCTGTTCAGCCAGTCCGTCGTCTACAACGCTGGCCCGCCGCAGTCGCCTGAGCTTGTCGTCGATCACAAGCTCATGGACGTGAAGACCGACGTGAGCCGTGACCCCGAGAAGAGGCACGCCGCCGCTCGCGAGTTCTTCCGAATTATGACCGACAGCGTTCAGGAGTCGCTCAAGCGAGGAGTCTCGAAGATCACGCTCAACGCCGCCGGCGACCCCAAGCAGGCCCGCGACGGCATGTTCCGTGGGTACACGATCTGGCCCCGGATGGGATTCAACGCTCCGATCCCGAACCACATCCGCAACAAGCTGCCGCCCGACCTGGGGCACTGCCGCACCCTCCTCGACCTCCACGCGACCCCGGACGGAACGCGGTGGTGGAAGAAGAACGGCACGGACCTCGACGTCCAGCTTGACCTGACCAAGGCCGACAGCCCGCAGATGCAGGTCTTCGGTCGGTTCGTTCGTCACTTCGAGCGTGACCGCCGAGACCTTGCCTATGGGACCGGAGACGAATGGCTCTCGCCGGCCGACGAGGTCAAGCTCGACGAGTTGTGGCAGGAGGTCTGGGACGAGGGCCTGCTCGACGACTACACGGGCGAGGACGAAGACTTCAGGGTTTTGGAGAAGCGGGCCTTCTGCCCCACCGGCGAAGGCGGCGGGGTGAAGAATGACTGCTCGCCAAACGACGAAGGTGGCGGCGATACGGCCACGGCCCCCAGGCCGAACACTATGCCTAAGGCGAAGTACGACGACCCCAGGAACAAGGAGTCGTGGCTGAGCACCGGAGGGGATTTTCACCCGTTCGATCGGGCGAAAGAGCCGGCCGATCGACTGAAGTCTCCGATCGGCTTCAATACCCACGACTTCTGGGCCAAGAAGCACGGCGTGGACGGCGGAGAGCCCGAACTGCTCGGCAAAGGCTGGATGCGGGTAACTGCTTCTGGCCGAACGCTCTACCTCAGCAACTCCAGCGGCAATCCCCCGACCGATCGCCAGCGAAAGGTTGCGATTGACCACGCCATCGCGACGGACAAGTACGACGACATCGTCTTCGATGCCGGCTACGGCAAGCAGCCCAGGACGATCTGGAGCAAGAGGTCGAAGAAAGTACGAGGCGAGTCTCGTGCCTTCTGCGCGACAGGCGAAGGCGGCGGAATCGACAACTCGTGCGGCGCCGGCGAGAAGATGGCCGCCGACAAGGACTCCGGGGGCGGATCTTCTTCTCGATGGGGCGGGAAAGAGGAGAAGTGGGGCCGATCGAGCGAGACAGAAATCTGGACTCCGGGCAAGCCGCTCTTCCCCGGGGCCGAGAGCCTTGCCTCCATCAAGATCACGAGGCCAAACGACGTCCGGGGCATCATCGAGGACGGCCTGAAGATGAAGATTGCGGACGCCGTACTGGCCTCTGGCCCGGTAGCGGATTCCGCAGATCGATCGAGCATCACCCGCCCTCGGCTTGAGATTGTCCCAACCGGCCACGGCATCGAGATGCGGTGGACTTCAATGGGCGTCGCCACCGGAGAGGGCTTCAAGGGCGAGGAGGAGCAGTTCAAGAGTCAGCCGGGGACCGCCGTGAAGGCTGCCGCAGCCTCTCGCGACCTCTGGATCACGAATCAAGGGCCGGTCCTTAACATGGGCGGATTCTTCATTCATCCAGACTTCCAGGGCAAGGGCTTGGCGCTTGAGTCTGTGGCCAAGTCGTCGTCCTCGGGCGTCATCCGCATGGAAATGCAGGCCGAGCGATTTGATGCGGATGACCCGAATCTTCGCATGACCGGATACAAGGTGTGGCCGAAGTACGGATACGACGCCCCACTCTCTCTCGTCCGTGGGACTCTGAGGTCTCAGGACCAGGAAATCCCCAAGGAATTTTCTGGTGCCAGGACTTTGGCCGACATTTTCCGCATGCCGGGCGGCCGTGAGTGGTGGTCCCAAAGCGGCGATTCGATCCGGCTCGTCTTCGACTGCCGCCCCAG